GCGTTGTGTGTATTAGTAAATACGTCAGGAAATACCATAGCTGTCATACCATAGCGTAAACCTTTCATCTTAGACATCTGTGTTAATGCAGCTGCTGTCTTAAGCTGATATGCTCTACCCCAGTTACCATCTTTCTCATATAACTTTGCAACATCTTCCATAATGTCCCAAGCCTTGTCTGTTTTAAATACATAATCTTTACGAAATGCACTTAACATAGCATTAGGATCTTGGTTAACTTTCTTCATCATTTCAAATGCGTCAGTTAATGCACGTCTGTTAGTTTCCCATACAGCACCATTGTAATAAATAGTTTTCATTACATTGTCCATGTCACCCCTGATAGCGTGACCGAGTACAGCTGTGATAGGTCTAAGTATAAGCTGTGAGCCATTACCTACACCAGCTCTAAATGCTGATATACCAGATAACATGTTGTTATATCTAACACCCCATGCACCCTTAGCAAACAAGTTCATGTTCTTAGGGTCAGGACTTTTAAGTAATCCAAGTGGTGTAATTTGATCTGCTGCCCATTTGTATAGTTTAGCAAGACTATCTACATCACCTTTAGTGTGTGCATATGCGTCTATCAGTGGACGTAAAGCATCAGGATTGACTTCTCTTAGTCGTTTTAGTTCTTTTGTAAACTTTAGGTTCTTAGCATGTATAGAGTTTTCTGCTACTTGAAACTCATCAAGCAATGTCTTTATACCCTCTTCCATTGTACGTGGTGGCATTTGGTCAAACCAGTTCTTGTTACGTAGTGACCAACCAGATAGGTATTTGTTTAGTGCATACTCATCCATTAAAAATAGTAGCTTGTCAAGTACAACATCCATAGCTCTATTATCATCTATGTATGGAGCCATGTCTGTAATTGACTGTGCAATAGTAGCAGCTTCTCTACCTAGAGTATCCATAACTCTACCAGATGATGCTGTCACTTCTCTACCTAAAAATCTGTCAACAAGATCACGCATAGCAAACGCTGCTGCTCTTGCCTGATCTTCGTTAATTACTTCTATTTTAAACTTACCTAACATTAGATTCTTAACATCTCTATCTTCTAGAAATAGTTTTCTAACGTCATCAACAGTTTTTCCGGGATCTATAATATCCATATAGATACCCCATGCTGCTGCGTTCATTTCTTTAGCACTAAATCTCACACCATCTACAATAGCATCAAATCTACCAGCCATTCTCGCAGCTTCTCCTACACCCATCACAGCATCACGGCTTGTTGAGCCTACCATAAGACCTTTACGTCTCATAGAATCTGTAATAATAGGTGCTGGATCTCCCTTAGATGTACCAGCTTTGATAGCTGTAGTATCTGCTATGTTACGTGCTACGTTACCGGGAGGTACACTTTGTTTTGCTTTCGCTGCATCATCAAGTACATCAGCATTTAAGTCAGGATCTAGTCCGTTAATGTTAAGTTCTAACTGTTCGTAGTTGTTAGCAGTTTTTCTTTCGATAGCTGCCTGTGTTTCTACATCTTCTAAGTATTCATATCTACGGTAATAGTCATCCATATTATCAATGTTAGCTAAAGATTCCTCTAATGCTATCTTTTCATTGATAAGCTGTTGCTCCATACCTCGACTTAGATTTGTATTACCTAGTGATAATAACTCATCTATTTCAGCGATGCGTATTAGTTTGTCAGGATCACCACCCATGTTAATGTTAAGCTGCTTGTAAGCTTGTGCAGTATCATCTAATGGTATCATCCAGTCCATGGTCTTGTGACCACCTTTGATGTCAAGAAATGCTCCAAGTACACTACCAAATATACTAAATGGTGCAGACTCTAACATGTTCTTACCCTTTCTTACACCGGGGCTATCACTTGTAGTAGTCTGGAATAGCTGTGGTAAAGGTAGTCTACCCTTTGGTCCAAATGTATCAGGAAACATCTGTACTAATGTATCAGTCAGAGTGTCATCTTCACCAACGTCACTTAGACCTAATATAGCAGCGTCTCCTAATCCATGTGCACCCATAGTAGCTGATAGCTTTGTAAACCAAGGTTTGCTAAATAATGCACCACCAGCTAATCTAGTATTAAGCTGATTCTGTATTGCGTTACCACCTATGATAGAAGGTAATACGATAGAAGATACACGTCTGATACCTTGGTGCATAGGATTGTCAAGCATTGTAGCTTTATCGTACTTCTCATCTATCTTGTTAAAGCCCGGTATAATTGTACCAGCTGCATCCATTGCAAAGTCAGCTAGACCTAGACCGGGTGCAGATAATCCTTGAAATACATTATCTAATCTTTTGATTGGGTTGTTAGCATCTATAGCATTACGACGCTGATTTTGTCTAACTTCTTCAGTAGACATACCAAAGTATTTCTGATTAAACTCTTCCTGTGCTTTGTCTCTTTCGTCTCCTTTTTGATTCCACCATGCTTCATATTCATCTTTCATGGTAGTATGATTATCCTCTATAGATAAGTCTACAGAGCTATTACCAAACTTATACCCAAAAGGAGCAGGGTATACAGGCTGTGCTGATTTGGCTTCTTGTTCCTCTTCGACCATTTCGCCGGGAACATATGTTTCTTCTTCCATTAGTTCTGTAGCTGTTCTCTATTTTTAGCATTAAGTAGAAACTCCCATGCAGGCATGTCAAACTGTGCTTCGATTGCATTTACACATACTTGTAAAGCTTTCTGATCGTTAGACATTCCGGCTGCTGTTGGACCTAGTATCTGGTCACACCATTTGTCAGCACCCCATTGCATGACTGCTTTCTTTGTTCTAGCATCTGCATCTACTGTGTTCTTCAGTGTATTTACAAAGTCTTCTTTCTGTACACCTTGTAGTACACTCTCATCCATTAACTTATTTAACAGAGCATTGCTTGTCTTACCTGTCTTAAGTAAATTGTATAAGTGTGTGTTGTTGATTGTAGGACTATTAGATCCCATATCAGCTGCAACTAGATCTACCAGTCCATTTACTCGTGACTGTCCTTTTGTATCACCTAGTGTAGCATCAATCTCAAAGCTAGATATATTACCAAAGTTTTCTCCAGCAAATCGTGTAAATATAATTCTATTAGTTGCACCAGATTTACCTTGCTTTTGTTTAAATAAACCAGATCCACGGAATCCATCTTTGTCAAAGTTGACAAGAACACCGTTAACATATCCTAGCTGTTTATCTATAGACTCTTTAGCACGTGAGTATCTCTCTGATGGTGTGCCATTACGGTCAGCTGCATAACGTGCCAGTAACTCAGATCTCATGTAGTCAGCCATAGTAGACGCTGATGGACCAGCAGCTTTATCTAAAACTCCGTCCTTCTCTACTTCGTCTATTGTAGCATCTGTAATCTTTTTGATGTGGTCATCTAAGTCTTCAAACTGTACACCTACTGCCTGTGCAAGACCGTTAAGATCATCATAGATAAATCCTATCTTTTGCTGTTCGTCAGGTAGTGCTGCCCATGCGTGATATACTAATCGCATGTCACCGTTTTTATATGCCTGTACGATTGTAGAACTGAGTGTTTCAGCATTAATGTACTGACTCTTAAATCCTAGACTACCAGCAAATAATTCTCTAGCGTATTGATTACCGTTAGATGCTTCCCAGTCTGCAAAAAATGCGTCAGGATTCTCTTTGTAATATCCGTCATTCATTCTCTGCTGATACTTAAGTGCATCAGTTTGTAATCTAGCTTTGTTTAGTGTTTCTTGATCTTTTGTTTTCTTTCTAAATCTTTCAGCAAAGTCTTCACTTAGCTCTTGTTTTAGATATGGAAACTTAGCAAGTATATGATTCTTAGGTGAATCTTTGTCAGCACCGGGTATCAGATATCCATCAGGATTCTCAGGTGTAACACCCATAACATGCTCTAAATATGTCTGAAAGTCATTGTAGTTATCCATCTCACTCTTTGCCCATCCTACGATGTTAGCTCGAGTGTTAGGTACAATAGGTTTAGAGTATGTACCGTCTTGTTTCTGTATAGGTCTAGCATTTACACTAGCTATCGCATCTACAAACAGTGCGTTCTTTCTATTGTAAAATGCTTTCTTTACATTTTCATATTCAGCATCACTGCTAAAATCTGCACGTGTAAACTTCTCACCACTTATAGCTTTAATACGCTCACTAAAACCATTGATAACTTGTGTATTACGTTCGTAGTCTTCTCCAAGTGTAAATTGATTCTCAGCAGTAAAACCTTTTTGTCTGTATAGATTTTGTAATTTAAGACCTAGTTCAGACTTAGGATTTATACCATTCTGTTTCATCAACTCTTGTGCACGAAACTGGTATAGACCTACAACTGATTTCTTATCTACAGGTATGCCTTGCTGTTCTGCAAACTTTAAAAAGTCTCTCTCGAAACCATCAAAGTTTTTGACATGTTGCATGTAGAATATTTCTTTAGTTACAGGGTTACGAGTTTCGTTTACGTTTGTTAGATAATCAAATGTTTGCTTGTCATCTATGTTACCTGTTTTCAGATACTCTTGTATAGCGTTAAATCTTTGCTGTGAAAAGTCAAGAAAGTCAACATTACTTTTAGCTTTCTGATAGACTTGGTTTATGCTACCAACTGTACCATCAGCTACATCACTCTCATACTCAGCTATACCAGCTTCTGTCTGAAAATAATCTATAGCATTACCTATTGCTTTCTGTACATTAGCAGCAAGCGTAGGGGATAGTTGCCCCCACGTTTTTGCTAGATCTTGTTTTGCTTTTATCTGTACCTTAAAGTTATTCTGCTGTGTTATGTTGTTACGCTTGAGTGCGTTCTCTCGTAACTTTTCTGGTATGTCTACCTCTATCTTTTGCTTTAGCTTTCTGTTAGCTTCTGCTACTTTACCAGCTCTATCAAGACCAGATGAATACTGTGCGTCTTGTTTTGCTTGTTCAGTTTTTAAGTTTTGTAAGGCTTGAGTCTGTGTCTGCGATTGAATCTGCATGGCTCGTAAGCCGTCGTTAAGCCTAGTATTTTGATTTCTACCACCCCGAGCGTACTTGGTTAGGTATTTCTTTGTTGCCATTAGCTGCTGTTATAAATATTTGTAATGGATTTCGTTTGGTTTTGGAATAACCCACCAACTGTACCAGCTATACTGCTAATCGTAGAACCCCATACCTGTGCAGATGCTGCTGATGGTGATACCATAGCTCCTCTAATAGGCTCAGGTCCAAAGTCATAATCTTCAAATACTCTTGGGTATAAGAATGTAGCTTGTGGTGTTGGTAATGGTGCAATAGGTTCTGGTAGTACTCCGGGGTCTAACATCTTAGCTGCATATGCGTTAAGATCTTGTACCGTACGTTCTCTACCTATAGCTTGTAGTGCACTCTGTGACGCTGTTGTAGCGTTGTCAAGAGACAGGTCAAGTAAAGACATAGCTGTAGATGCTTTTAATGCTGCTACGCTTTTTGCTTTATCTATAGACCTACCTGTTTGACCTCGTGCTCTAATCGCTCCTTCAGCTTCGATAGCTTCTAGGTATGCGTCATTTTTCTGATATCTGTTTTCTGTTTCTATTTCTCGTAGCTGACGTCTTTCGTCCATGCGAGCAGCTCTTTCATTCTGTGCATTAATACCGAGCTGTTCATAAAATATATCATCAGACTTCTGATACATGCGATCATTCAGATCTTGCTCTCTGTCACGTATCTGTAAGTTATAATTATAGGTACGTAA